ACTGAGCTAAAGACCCACTCTGGCGATCCGGAAGGGACTCGAACCCTCGGCCTCCTGCGTGACAGGCAGGCGTTCTAACCAACTGAACTACCGGACCTAAAACTGTGCAAATTCTGTACTATCCATTAGAAGCCTGCCATCCTATGATTTACTTTACTATGATGTAACTCGTCTTCTCTAACACACTTGATCATATCTTTAAGTTTAGCATTTGGTGGTAACCCATAATACTCTATTGCAAGGCTTGGTGCAGGAGGATTTGGAATTTTACCAAGTTCAATTAGACGTATATAATCTGTATAACTGTGTACTGCTTCTTCTTCGAAGTATGCAATCATTTTGTGTGCTGTTTTAGGCATTGTAATATACATAATGAAATAAAAATTCCAAAAGATACCTTGTGCTAATAGTATGAGCAGTCTTTCAAATAAATTAGGTTTTGCAATTTCAATAAAGAACATCAAATGCATACGTTCGTTTTCTGCTTCTGCAAGTAATTCTCTGATAACTGGACCATAACCTGTTTTCATTTGGCGTAAACTTTTTAGGTGTATCCACATTCCTGCAACCATTCCAGGTACACCAGCAATAGTTTCTAAAACTACTGCTCTATGTCCATAACGTTGTGCAAAGAATGTATCAGCAAAAAACCTGAAAAACTTTGTCATCGACCTTGCTATTATGTCTCTCATTAGAATTGATCACTCTCTGTGCTATCTGCCATTGCAGTAACACTGCCGGCTCCAACTGCATTACTGATAGCATCAAAGTAACTTACACCAACTTCTCTTTGATGTTTAACCGTTGTAAATCCATCTGCTTGTGCTTTAAATTCACGTTCTTGTAAATCACTATAGGCCAACATGCCTTGTTCTTTGTATGCTTTAGCAAATTCAAACACTGCAAAATTTGTAGTGTGAAATCCAGCAAGTGTAATAAATTGAAACTTGAACCCAAGTTTACCAAGTTCACGTTGAAACTCTTTGAGTTCTTCACTGCTTGGAATACTTTGTCTCCAATTAAAACTTGGTGAGCAGTTGTATGCTAACATTTGATCTGGGTATGCTCCTCTTACTGCATCAGCAAAATATTTTGCTTCACGCAAACTAGGTGTACTTGTTTCACACCAAATTAAATCTGCATACTCAGCATAAGCCTGTCCACGTTCTGCACCGTACTCCATGCCACCGTTGATTTCATAAAAACCTTCTGGTGTTCTGTTGCCTGTGCAAAATCTTTTGTCTAAGTCATCAACATCATTGCTTAACAATTTGGCACTTTCTGCATCAGTACGAGCAATAATCACTGTGTCGGTTTCTGCTACGTCACTGGCTAATCTTGCCGCTGTTAGATTTCTAATTGCCTGGCTGGTAGGAATAAGAACTTTACCGCCTAAGTGTCCGCATTTCTTTTCGCTTGCAAGTTGATCTTCGAAGTGAACTGCGGCCGCACCTGCTTCTATTAAATTTCTTGCAAGTTCATATGCGTTGAGGGCTCCACCAAACCCTGCTTCTGCATCAGCAATAATTGGTGCAAATGTAAATCCTTCTCCGCCTTCAAGTACTTCAATTTGGTCTTGTCTCCGAAACGCATTGTTGATTGAACGAACAACATTTGGTACAGAATCTACTGCATATAAACTTTGATCTGGATATGTTTCATGTTGACTATTAGCCGAAGCCGCAACTTGCCAACCCGAACAATAAATTGCTTTAAGTCCTGCTTTAACATGTTGTACAGCCTGTTGACCATTGTAAGCACCAAACGTATTGATGTAGTCATTTTCATTTAGTAATCTTCTAAGATTTTTTGCACCGTTTACTGCTAAAGTATGTTCAATCTTTACACTTCCTTGTAATGATTTAACAGTGTCAGTGCTGTATGTTCTTCTATTTCCCATATTATTTCCTATATGTGTGTTCTGGCGGAGAGGGAGGGATTCGAACCCTCGATACAGTTACCCGTATAACACCTTAGCAGGGTGCCGCTTTCGACCACTCAGCCACCTCTCCGGGTATTCTATTATACTACTTATCAGTAGTTTTGTCAAGAATTTTTAAAAGTGATAAATACTACATTATGCCAAGATTAAGTTTATGGAACAAAAATAAAACCAACGATTACGAATTTATAGATCGTATTGTTGCGGAACATGTAAACGCAGGTGGTACAGGAGTATATGTTCACAAATATATTGGAACATATCAAGATGATACGTCTGCCAGTATTGGTTCTGACGAATTATATATTCAAGATGTTTTATTTTTAGAAAACAGAGATAGAAAATATGACACTGATATATATGAATTACGTGGTGCATATAATATTGCTGAGCCAGAATTTGACTTAACACAATTTGGGTTGTTTATGAACAGCGACTCGTTGACCATGACATTCCACATGAACACTTGTGCAAGTTTACTTGGTAGACGTTTAATGGCTGGAGATGTAATTGAGCTTCCCCACCTTAGAGATGATTTATTATTAGGTGGTGGTGATGCTGTAAATAGATTCTTTGTAGTCAGCGATGCAGGAAGACCTGCAGAAGGATTTGATGCACGTTGGTGGCCTCATTTATGGAGAGTTAAACTTACTAACATAACTGATAGCCCAGAATACCGAGATATTCTTGGTACTGGTGAAGAGGCTGATGACTTAAGAAATATTTTAAGCACATACAGCACAGAAATTGCTGTTTCTAATAAAGTTGTAGAACTTGCAAACAATGAAATGCCTTATGCACCAGGATATTTTGATGGCGGGCATTTATATTCAGATCCAGAGGATCCTGATAACAAACCAGGACTGTATTTTCCAGGTGATGGTACACCACCAAATGGTGTAAATATTGTTGGTAGTGGTAATAGTTTTCCAGTACTAGCAAATAACGGAGATTTTTTCTTGAGAACAGATTTTGAACCGCACAGATTATTTAAAAAATCTGATAGTAGATGGATTAAAATCAGTGACGATAATAAGAAGGCGTGGTCTGCGGCTAATAGATTACTTACATCATTTATAAACAATGATAATACTACAACTAACACAGATGGCACAACTCAACCTGAAAAAACAAATCTTAGTAAGGCTGTAAAGCCTAAGGCAGATTAAAATGGCAGATCATTTAGATTATTGGTATGATGCACAATTAAGAAGATACTTAACTCAGTTTATGAGAATTTTTAGCGGATTCAAAGTAAGCGAAGGCGCAAGAAATGGTTCAACATATTATAATAAAATACCAGTAAGATATGCCGATATGAGCAGAATGGTTGCACATATTCTCAAGAAAGGCAGTGAGAATATGGTCAACAGTACACCGTTTATAGCATGTAGTATTCAAAGTTTATTGATTGCCAGAGATAGAACACAAGATCCAATGTTAGTAGACAAAGTTCAAATTGCTGAACGACAATTTGATAGTACTACTGGAACTTATCAGAGTGGGCAAGGCAATCTCTACAGCACCGATAGATACATGCCTGTTCCTTACAACTTAACTATGAATGTAGATATTTGGACTGGTAACACTGATCAAAAACTACAAGTTTTAGAGCAAATACTTATTTTATTTAATCCGTCTTTGGTATTGCAACACACATCAAATCCTATAGACTGGACAAGTTTATTTGAAGTAGAACTAACTGATTTACAATGGACTAACAGAAGTATTCCAGCCGGAGTAGATGAAACCATAGATGTGGCAACTTTAACATTTACATTGCCGATATGGTTAAGTCCACCTTCTAAAGTAAGAAGACAAAAAATTATCAACACTATTGTTACAAACGTATATAAAATAGACGACATGTCTAATTTAGGCTACGACAACGATATTTTTGATTTCTTTAGAACTATAGAGGACGATTTTGAAATACACACTATAAGTCCAAACAATTATCAAGTAGAAGTTGTTGGTAATATGGCTACACTGTATAAAGATAACGGAACAACATTAGCAAATTGGAATGATTTACTAGAGATATTATCACCACAAGGTACTACAGGAACAGTAGGATCTCAAGATCTTGATGACATACCACTAACTGATGGAAGTACTTTACAATTAAATATTTCTAACAATATAGATTCGGAAGATAATTTAATAACAGGAATAGTTGCAAGAAATTCTGTTGATTCATCGAAACTAATATTTACATTAGATACTGATACTTTACCAGCAACAACATTATCAAGTATTACTCGTATTGTTGATCCTAGTGTAAACTATCCGGGTGATGGTACACTAAATGCCGCCACCCTAGGACAACGATATTTACTCACAAAAGAAATACAAGGCCATAACTGGGGCATAAATGCTAATGCAGACGATATTATAGAATATGATGGAACAAAATGGAATATCACATTTGATGCATCAACTGCCGACGGCACAGTTAGATATGTACTTAACACTTACACAAACAAACAATACAAATGGGAAGATCAACAATGGACAAGCACATACGAAGGAATTTACAATCCGGGGTATTGGAGACTAAACATATAAGCATTATAGATAAACTCAATCCCATGACCAATATCAAAAAACACAAAGGCATAAGTGGTGCTGGTGTGTTATTTTTGTCCAAAGACACAGGCCGATGTTTATTTCAATTACGAAATTCTAATAAAAGACAAAAGAACACTTGGGGGTTTTGGGGAGGCATGTTGGAAGATTTTGAAACTCCATACGAATGCATTCAACGTGAACTCAGAGAAGAAATTGTAGAAGTGCCTGACATAAGCAAGTTAAATCCAATTGATGTTTTTCAAAGTGCAAATAAACAATTTATGTATTACAGTTTTGTTGCTATTGTAGATAAAGAATTTATTCCTGTATTAAATAACGAAAGTGCTGGGTATGCCTGGGTCAACATTGGACAATGGCCAAAACCTTTACACGAAGGTGCAAGAAATACATTAGGCAGAAATAAGGGTACCAATAAACTGCATACTATTTTAAACATTCACTGTGGATAAATATATGCATGGCAGACGATGTAATAAATTTTAACGCCATTCGTTTAACTACAGAACTCAATAAATACCACAAACACAAATCTATTCCGACTGCTTTTTTTGATGGCACGTTTACTATACCAGATGTTTTAGAGTTATTACCTGCTTTAT